CGATCGCCGCGGCGCTGATCTTGGGACGTGACGGGGAAGTCATGCAGGGAGTATCGACCACGACACCGCCCGACTAAAGGCGACACGGCGCGACATCTTCGCGTCTCACCCCGCAGGGTGAGGTTTTCAGTTCTGAAAACGCGCGACCCCTCGGCGACGGGGGGCGCCGAGGGGTCGCGAGGGAACAGGCTACGGGCAGCGGTAGGGCTCGAGCGGGGCGCAGGCGCTCACGGTCACGACGAGCGGGGGCGCCACCGCCGGGCCCGGGGTCACGGGATCCGACGGGGCGCTCGTGCAGGCTGCCACGACGAACCCGGCGAACGCGAGCCCCTTGCCGGCGGCGACCGCCATGAGTGCCCGGCGCAGCCTCACGGCAGCGGGTGCCCGTGCTCGGCGAGGTAGTCGACCTGCGCGGGGGTGAGCTCGCGCCCCTGCGCCCGCAGGAACAGCAGCGAGTCGACGAACCGCGCCCGCCGGGCGACCTGCGCCTCGCGCTCGGCCTCGAGCTCGGCGTCGCGAGCGCGCAGCGCGAGCACCCGGGCGTCGGTGTACGCGGGGTCATCGGTCGAGGCGACCGAGATGAGGTGCGCCGCGGTGCGGGTGACGAGCGACCCGTTCTCGATGCGGTCGCCGTGCCGCGGCGCGATCGAGCGGAACGTGACGCTCATGCCCTTGTGTGTCGTCTCGAGCAGCTCGATCGAGCGGTCGCGGTCGGATCGCATGAGCTGCCATACCATCACGGCGCCCTCGGAGCTGTCGCGCAGCTCGACGCCGTACCCCATGCGGTCGGGCATGAGGTGGCTGTGCGTGTAGGTGAGTGCGACGCGATGCGGTGCCGCCTTCGCCCGGTCGAACGCGCCGCGAGCGAACTGCTCGCGGTACTCGACGATCCGCCCCGCGTTCGGTTCCACGATGTCGGCGGGCGTCATCCACGGGACGATGAGCGCCTCGACGATGCCCTCGCGGGTGTTGATGTCGCGCAGCGCGTCGGGGATCGTCCGAACGTGCTCGTCGAGCACGGGCACCTCGAGTGCGAGGGTCACGGTTCCTGCTCCTGTCGTCACTGCGTCACTGCCGAGTCGGGGGTCGCGGTAGTCGGGCGCTGCGCCTGCTGATCGGCGGTGAGCGGCGGCAGCCCCTCGAGCGCCCGCCACTCGTCGAGGGTGAGCGCGCCCGCCTCGTGCATGGCCTTGTACGAGGTCGTGCGCTCGGCGAGGGGCGGCTGCACGTAGTCGCCCGCGTTGAGGTGCAGCTTCCGGCGCCGCGGCAGCAGCCACGAGCTGAGCGGCTCGGTGATCTTGCGCCCGGTCGGGCGCAGCATCCCGCGGTGATGAAAGTCGAACAGGCTCGTCGCGTTCGCGTACGTGAGCCCTTGCGGCTGCTCGAGCCCGATGAGGTACGGCGGCACCCCGAGCACGGCGGCGATCCGCTGCTCGTCGAAAACTCTCAGGTCGAGCAGCGCCATATCGCGCGGGCTCAGCGTGAGCGTCTTGAGCTCGAGCCCGCTGCCGAGCACCGCGGGGGCGCCGCGACGCGACTGCTGCGCCTCGATCCACTGCTGCTGCGCGAGGGCAGCCTGCCGGCGGGTGATGCGCTGCTCGCTCGTGAGCACGCCCCACGTCACGCCGCCCTGCTCGGCGAGCCCGGCGCCGTACGCCTCGAGCGCCGCGGCGCTACGGATCGAGCCCGCGGCACCCTGTAGCGGCGAGATCCCGGTCGGGTACCCCGCAATCGTCATGTATCGGACGTGCCTGAGCTCCCACGGCATGACCGGGGCGCCGCCGATCCAATACTCGCGCACCCCGTCGGCGTCGAACTGGCACGTCACCTGCGAGGGGTCGACGACCATGAACCGCGTAGGCAGCAGCGTCTCGTAATCCCAATCGGTCGCGTGCACGTAGAGGTCGCCGCTCGTGAGCAGCGAGGCGACCGCTTGTGTCATGAACTCGCCCCAACCCGCGTATAGCCGCGGTTCGGGGTTCTCGGTCCACTCGTACTCGGTCGGGTCGACCGGGCGCCCGTCCTCGGTGATCGTGAGCGGCATCGAGGCCAGCGCCCGGGCGTTGAGGTCGACGCACGAGAACACCGTCGACACCTTGCCGCCGAGGGCGCCGCCCATCCCGGCGCCGCCGTTGTTCCACGCGGGCTGCCACTGCGACGGGAAACCCGCCCACGGCTGCGGCGCGAGGGTCGGCCCGGGGTACGCGGCGCTCATCGCGTCGCCGTCGATGATGACCGGCTCGGCGCCGACGGCGTACGCCGTCGGGGGCGAGTCGGGCCCGACGGTGTTCGGGTCGCCGTTGCTCGGCTCGACGGCGCCCGGATCGCGCGAGAACGCTCGCGCCGACGCCCGGCGGTCGACGATGACGAGCTCGCCGCGGTTCTCGGTGCTCACGCGAACGCCTCGCCGTCGGCGGCGCGATGCACGGCGCCGTCGTGGCCGGCGGGCAGCGAGCACTCGAGCCACGAGCCGCGGTCGCCCGGCGCGATGCCGCCGACGCGCAGCACGCGGAACGGGCACGGAATCGGCTGCTCGAGCGACCGTGAGCTCGCGAGCTGCTCGGGCGGGACGTCGAGCGCCGCACGCACGGCGCAATCCTTGCCCTCGAGGAACTTGCGCAGCATCGTCGACAGCTCGGGCCCGTCGGGCAGCAGGTCGACGAGCTCGTGCGCGAGGTCGCCGATCGGCTTGCTGATCGCCTGTAGATGCGGCGGGAGGTGCCCGTACTCGAAATACCTCAGCAGCCCTGTCGTGCCCGGGTGTCTGTCCACTCGATCGCCCCTCACGCCCGGTCGCGGTGTGCCCGTTGCGTCGCCCATGCGAGGCAGCGCAACAGCGCGGGCAGCTCACCCGCTGTGAGCAGGATGCCACTACCACCCGCACCCGGGCGAACACGAGCGGTGACGACTGCGCGTGTCGCGTCGGCGGCGCCCTCGTGCGCGATCCGCCCGAACCGCACGAGCTCGCGCAGCAGCGGCAGCGCGACGCCCGTCTCGGCGCGCCCGACGGGCTCGATCGGCACCTCGACGCCCTCGAGCTCGGCGTCGTCGATGAGCGAGGCGCCGACGAGCATGATCGCGTCGTCGCTCGACTCGGCGACATCCTGCGCCCAATCGACCGCCTCGCGCCTCGAGCCGAACCGATGCCCGTTCACGACGACCCGACCGTCGCGGGTGAGCGCCGCGGCAGCCGCGACGGCAGCCGTGCCGCCGTCATCCTCGACCGCGACGAACAGCGGCGCGTCGAGGTCGGGCGCCGCGGCGGCGTCGAGGCACTCGTGCCACGCCTCCTCGCTCGTGTACGGCTCGTCTTTCGGCTCCTTCGCGGGCACCGCGACGTCGGGCCACCTGTTGAGCCACTGCGCATCGAACGAAGCGATCGGGTCGGGCTCCTCGGGGTCGACCGAGACGCCCGCGAGCACCTTGCGGTACGAACGCTCGACGACCTTCTCGCGCGCCGCGGACCAGTGCGGCGAGGCTGCCCGCCACCCCCGTCGGTCGCCGCGGTCGATGTCTGCCGGCGTCGACCAGTCGAGCAGCAGAATGTCGACCGGCTCGAGCACCTGAGCGAGCGCGAGCCCGCGGCGGTCGAGCATGAGCCCGGTCGCCTTGCGGTGCGCCGTCGAGAACAGCCCGAGCTGTGGCGAGGTCTGCTCGACCATCGCGGGCACGATCCCGTCGTCGACCACGGCGCCGCCCACGTCCCACCCTTCATCGACGAGGCCGGCGGTTGGGCTCTTGCCGTATACGGCGTCCTTCGCGAGCAGCAGCCACCGTGAACCCGTCTCCATCGACGAGCCCGTGCCGATGCCCTCGCGCCCGTTGTTGCGCGAGACGGTGAGCCCGTTCGCCTCAGCCCACGCGAGCGCCGGTCGGGCGACCTCGAGGACGACCGCCTTATCGCGCCCGGTGTGCGTGACGAGCTGCTCGCCCCACAGCTCGGGCCCGCGCTTGATCCGCCACAGTGCGATTGCGCGCATGAGCCATGACTTCCCGACCTGTCGGGCGAGCGTCACGAGGTACTCGGGCCAGACGAGCACGCCGTCGGCGTCGTGCTCGAGGATCCGGGCCACCGCGAGCCGCTGCCACCATCGCAGCGGGCGCCCGCCACTGATCGCCGCGTGGATCGCCTCGACCTCGGGCCCGTACGTGCCGACCGCCGCGGGGTGCGGCAGCGTCATATACCGAGGCCACACGCCCTCGGGCGGCACCTCGCGCAGCTCATCGAGCCACGGGGCGGCATTCCACACGGGATCGTCGGGCCCGGGCGTGTTACGCAGTGTGAACAATAGCGGGGCGTCGATCGGGTTATGAGACGCGCCCGTCTCGGTGATGTTCATAGAGGGCGTTGCAGCGACACCGCTCTGACCTGCGGTTTTCCGTTGCTGATCTTGGGAGAGAGAGAGGACTTTCAT